TGTCATGGCTGCTCTACTTTTTGGGTGACATAATAAGTCGTACGCTTTTACGTACGGGTCTTGGATACGGACTATACAAGACGCTGATGCTTTGGTCGGTAGAACTGGATGACAAGTTTAATGTATGGAAAGAAGTTAAACCGAAGCGGAGGAAGAAAAAATGAAACAAGCAATGGTAACACAATCGTTTGGTGAGGACTGGCAAAAGATTCTGGATCTGACTAGGCCGCGCATGGAGGCGTACTGCAAGCGTCATAACTGCGATTTTATTCTAATCGACAAACCTCTAACCCACCCGATGCAGTATTCTAAGTCTGCCATTGGAAACATCATGGCCACTAAGGGCTATGACCAAGTGACATTCGTTGACGCTGATGTTTTGATTACAGCCGATTGCCCCAAGCTATCCGATGACGCTGGGGTTTTCTGCGCCTTTGACGAAGGAGCTTATCTGGATCGCAAGCCAGAGATGGTCAAACTGGCTGGAGCTTTCGGCGGGATGATCGAGCCTAAGTTCTACGTCAATACTGGCGTGTTCGTAGTTCACACTAAGGCCGTGGGTATCTTGTCGATGCCCCCAATTGGCCTGCACCCCAATCACTTCGCCGAGCAGACCTGGCTCAACGTCATGGCACACTTGTGGAACATCCCGCTGACTGAGCTTGACCCGTCCTTTAATTGCATGACGAGTGTGGAGTCGCATTTTGGTTTGGACCGCTACAAGGACGCAATGATTATCCATTACGCAGGGCAATCAAACGATCTGGTTAAGTTAGCTGGCCAGATCAAAGAAGACGAAGCGAAGCTGGTGGGGTTGGGTAGGTGAGGTCCACGCACCTTTGTCGTGGTGATTATGACGAAAGGTTACAGCAGTTGGCTGGAGAGGTTGCGCTGCAAGCTATCCGTGATCTGCGGATGCTGCGCAAGCGAGGGATGGTTAAGGGCATGAAGATTATTAAGGATCACCAAGGCGTGCCACTCAACGATGCCCTGGAGTACAAGAACTCCCATGAGGTGCAGAAGCTACTGCGAGACTTTAAGAATGGGACGGTTGGCTGGTGGTGCAGAGCCAGCGGAGTAAGGATCGACAATCGGACGTTACTACGCAAACTACAGGAGAATGACTATGCTTTGCCTGCTGGAGCTTAAAGACATCGTGTGGGCAATCAGTTGGTTTATTCTTTACAGTTGGCTGATTCTTTCGATAATCTACTGCGCTGGCTTTATCATCTTAAAGCTGATTGATTACATAAGAGAGGAACTGGATCTATGAGGAAGAAAACTAGGGACATTAAGTTGGTTAAGGTTGAGGAGTGTAAAACCGCAAAGATTGTGGTCGAAGTTGACGATGAGCTTTTTGAGGCAATGGCTCAGGCTGGTCGCAAACATATCCTCAAGGATAAGCTTGCCTGCTTTAGCTACGCCGTTAACAAGGCGTTGCTGGAACTTTGCGAGGAGGTTAAATGAGCGAGTTTAAGCAGAAGGTTTTGACCGCAGCCGTAGACCGCTATGTGTTGACACCCACGCAGTGCATGATGCTACGCCAAGATGCAGAGGTAATCGGGATGAATCGTGCGACTGTTATTAAAAAGGATGGCACAACCAGGAGATCGTTTGCCAGAAGTTGCTCGTCATGCTGGGTTTCTTACTCCAAGCACAACAACTGGATCTATAACATTATGCAGGAGTTGACTAGCTCCATTAACGCAGAGCATTGGAGGTTTGATGTTACTGGTATGCAGCAGTTGCAGATCCTAAAGTACAATCCACTTCAGCAGTTCTGGTGGCACTACGACACCTACACATCAGAAGCACCAGTTCGCAAACTGACTGCGGTGGTCAATCTGTCTGACCCAAGCGAGTACTTGGGCGGTGGCTTGCAAGTTAAGGCTGACATAGACAACGCTAGGTTTATTCGGGATCAGGGAGCAGGTTGCTGGTTTCCATCTTACATCGAGCATCGTGCGCGTGCGCCTATATGGGGAACGCGCTGGGTGCTTGTGGCTTGGCTAACTGGACCTAGCTGGCGATAATGGCAACGCTCAACGAGAACATCCCTAGCTTCAAGGCTATGGTGAGGAAGTCGTTTTTCACAAAGAACGAGGCAGACAAGGAGTTTTACAACGTCTATGTGTTCGCCTTGCAATCTTGCGCTGGGGCAATCCTAACCTTCCACGTTATGACTGACTCTGGGATGCTACGGAGTCGTGTACCTCTATCGGAGATATACACGCACGAACCAGAGGCCGACATCCCATTTAACTACAAGCAACTCTGGGACTGCTTCAGCGAGAACGTGGCCGTAACCGAGTATAGCTTCCTTGCCTACCATCGCGCCCAGATCCTGCTTAGGGATGCGACTAAGGTGTGGGGAACATACTTGTTCACAGTTGATTGGTACAACAATCCCTACAGCGATGAGCCATCTGACTATAAATGTGGTCATGTCTTCGCTGGTGACGATGGTTACTTACTCTGTATGCCAAACAACCGCATCTTCTGGCGGGACAGCAATTGGGTTACTAAAAAGTTGCCAGATAACCTAAAGCAGTTTCGAGTTGATACCGAACTGCCAAGCGTGGAGAATCAGAGTGACAAGTGGGTGACGGAGGATACAGATTCTTTTTACTACGATCTTCACAAGTCGGAACAACCATAAACAGAAAGGAAAACAGAATATGCCATTAGGTAAAGACGTATCGAAGAATATGAGTGAGTTGGCTAGGGATAACCGCAGGAAGGGTAGCGAGCGTGGAGCAGGCGGTAAGCCTCGCTCACGCGAGCAGATGATTGCCATTGCGCTATCCGCAGCAGGCAAGAGTAAGCCACGCAAGTTTCGGATGCGGTCTGGTTCGTAATGCAAGTCGAGGCTAAAGATCGCCTCAAGTGGGCGCGCGAGATCCTTCTCATTGCACGCAATAAGCTTGTGATTGAGAGGGATCGCGCGACTCACGGACACGCGATAGATATGATCCAGATTATTACGATGGTGGATGCAGCCAGCTTGGTGTGCAAGGAATTGGTGGGTGAGGAATGAAAAGCAAGGATGAGTTGGCCATGCAAGTGAAGAAGGAGTGGGATAACCAGAATTGCAGATGGAAGCTGTGGGTGGAGGCTGGTGGGTTTAGGACTGAGGTATTTTGTTATAGCAGTGCCGAGGAAGAGTATTTCAAATGCGTCAGGGAATTGGTTGACCACGCATATCAGATGCAGAGCGTATGAGCATACGAGAAGACATCCTTGACCAGTTCGGCGATGATGCGCACACGATGCTGTTTGCTGATGGATTTGACAATGCTCTGGTGGGTGTGGGTAGCGCGTTCGGTGGTGATCTATGCGCAATCTATGATGCGGACGCAATTGTCGAGAGCCTTATGAAGCAAGGCATGGACTATGCCGAGGCACTAGAACACTTTGATTTTAATATTGCAGGAGCTTATGTGGGCGAGCAGACTCCGATCTTCATGCACAAAATAGAAAGGAACACCAATGAGCGTAATTAAGGAATGGATTCTTGTCGGAGCAGGATTGGCGATAGGAAAGCTTCTTGTTGCCATTGCGGTCATCACAGTAGTCACAGCTATCCTTGCTGTGTTCTTTATTATAGAGGAGAAAACAAAATGAAACTCTGGACAAATAACACGAACGCAATTCACAAAGTCGATGACAATATGCTCTACCCGCGCACTACCTATATGCTGCCCGATGAGCTAACTGGACCTACTTGGGAGGATTCAATTCCTTGCCCACACAAGATCAAGCCGTACTACAAGGGCAGGGCTGCTGGTGGAGCAACAGCCGTCTACCGCGCTGGGGCAATTGGTGACGCGATCATCGCTACTGCCTTCGTCAACTACTTGGTGCAGGAGTCGGGTGGGGTTGTGGAGGTTTACGCCCCTGCCCGCAACCTTCCTCTCTACGCTGGGCTGGGTGCAAAGTTGTGGCCGTTGCCTGCATCGCTGGAGGCTTGGGATTCTTTTGATGCGCACTTGCCTACGGATGATTTGTTCAGCGGTCAGGTGGGCAACACGAAGCTAGGCACTGGCGGGGGTAACTGCTACCAGCGGATCTACGAGTGGATGGGGGTGTGGGATGAGAAGACTATGCCGAAGTATTGTAAGCCAGTGCTACATCTAATCGAGCCAGATCACGAAGAGTTAAAGGCGATGGGCAAGTGGCCGTTGCCTAGTCCGTTCTTTGCCTACCACGTTAGCAGTTCTGGTCCGACCCGCACCTACCCGCCAACGATGGGGCAGGAGGCGGTGCTGGCGTTGCTAGAAGCCTACCCCAAGCATCACGCTGTGATTATCGGGCTGGATAACTCAAACAACTTTAAGGTGGATCATCCGAGGGTGATTGACTTATTTAACTGCACCAAGACTGTGCGCTCGCTGTTCCCGATTATTAGCGGGGCTGACTTTGTTGTCGCGCCAGATAGTAGTGTCAACCACATGGCTGCTGGGTTGGATACGCCGTGTGTGTCGCTGTGGGGATCGTATTCCCCAGAAGACAGAATGACTTACTATAGTAAGAACGTATCGGTATTCAAACCCGATACTTGCCCACACGCACCCTGCCGACCGCACGCTGGGTTGCCACAAGCGAAGTGTAAGGATGCGAGTAACCGCACACCGAAGACGCAGTATTGGTGTAATGCCCTGCGAAACATTACGGCGGAAGATATTGTTCTTGCATCGAAGAAAGCGATGGAGCTAGAAAGCAAATAACTAACTGGCGTTGTGGTATGCAAGGAGATCTTGCATCGGGCGTTTCCTCAGTGTGTTCTCCCCTTGAATCAGAGCCAGTTTGAATTTTATGACAACCGCACAACGGCAAGCTGAAGAGATCGTAGGCCAAGTGGATTGGCAGTCCGAGAACCACGGGCTGTGTAAGTGTCCAGGGGAAGCTGCACATACCAGCCACACCCGCATTCGTGACACAACGGTGTTTGTAGATGGCGCGCCTACGATATTCTGCTGGCATACTTCCTGCACGCCGTATCGAGATGAAGCTAACCGCAAGTTGCGAAGAGCTATAGGTGGCGATGTTCTGTACAAGCCAACCAACATCATGTCGGGTGGTACTGCCACGCCCAAGCTAGTCATCAAGAAAGATCCGCACGCCGAGGTGTTGGATAGGAT